ATGTGCCGAAGCAAACAAACCCCGCTCCGGCGGGGTTTTCTCTTCCAGGGAAACGCCATGAGCTACGAACTGTACGTCCTGATCCTCACCACCCTGGCGTTTTATCTCGTGTTTTTTGGACGGGTGTAGGGATGAACAAACACTTCTTCTATCTGGCCACTCTGCTGATTGCCGGTGTTTCTTCCGCCGCCCAGGCTCAGGTTTATACCTGGCACTACAAGTCCAATTTGAATCCCGGTTTTTCGACGCCACAAGCCGCCTGTCACGACGCTGCGGTCAAAACCAAAAGCACGTATAGAGGTGAAGTTCGAGGCGCGATCTTTGAAGTGAACGGCACTCCCCGTCAGGCGTGTTACTACATCTACAACGCCACTCACGGGGGAACGCGAGGCGACGATGTTATTCGGTACGGCAATGAATGCCCTGCTGGAGAAAACTACAACGCTCAGACCGGCGAATGCATCGCGCCGGAACCGGATCAATGCGAGTCCGTAACAGGCGAGTTCGTCCATGAGTACAACGCCGGATCGCTTGACCCATCGGTGCCGCCTTCGCTACCCCCATCCTCGATCTGTGAAAGTGGCTGCCTCTACAACCGCACCGCCACGGTCAAAGGCTGCAACCGCTTTCTGGAAGACACCACCGGCAAGGACCTGAACTCCGTTTATTGCAAGGTGGTTTACCAGGGCGCCGGCTCGCAATGTACGTCAAACAACCCACCTCCCGGCAGCGTCTTCGACCAGCCGCCGTCCAAGCCCCCGGCCGACAGCACGCCTCAGTTCACCAGCGAAAGCCTGTGCGGTGACTGGGTCACCAACGCGGACGGCTCGCAATCGCGCAACTGCACCAGTAGCGAAAAGCTGAAAGAGCCCGGCCAGCTCAATTGCAGCAACGCTGCGGACTACCTGCACTGCACTACCGGCAAGCCAGCACCACGGCTTGAGGACACCACGAAAACCGAGGAAATCACCAAGACCACCAATCCGGACGGCTCCACCAAGACGGAAACCAATACCACCACAGACAAAACCGTCTGCGTTGGCACCAAGCCCTGTACGTCCACTACTGCCGAAGAAAGCTCGACCTCCGAAACGGATGCCGATGGCAAACCCGGCGACGAAACCAAGTCCTGTACCGGCTCTGGTTGCACGCCCGATGAGGGCGAAGGCGAGGATGAAGGTGAAGAAGGCCCGGAGCGTTTGGCTTCTGCCGGCTCCTGCGATGCGGCGTTCTCCTGCAGCGGCGACCCGATTGATTGCGAAGTGCTCCGGCAGCAGAAGGAGCAGCTTTGCCTCGCTGAGGAAATGACCGATTTCCCCAAGCAACAATCCGCCATCGAGGCCGCTGTTACCGGCGACCGGTTCCAGCTGGATGAAGGCTCCGGCGTCATCGACGTGCCGTCCTTCATCAACCAGGGCACCCGCTTTCTCCCGTCCGCCTGTCCTGCCGCTGAGAGCTTCAGCCTAACCACGGCGGGCGGTCGCACTTTCCAACTCAGCTATGAACCGCTTTGCCGCGCCGCCAGTGACCTGAGCGGCCTGTTTGTGGCTGTGGCCACCGTTCTCGCCGCCCTGTATGTGGGCCGCGCCGTAGGAGGTCAGTGATGCAGTTTCTATTCATCGTCCAGATGCTCGTGATCATCGTCGGGCCGCTGGTGAAGATGGTGCTGAAGATGATCGGTTTCGGCTTCGTCTCCTACATGGGCTTCAACCTCATCATTGGCCAGGCGCAGGACTACCTGTTCGGGCTGATGGGCGATGTCGGGCCGGTGATCCAGGGGATTCTCGGGCTGGCCAAGTTCGATGTGGTGGTGAACCTGTATTTCGCCGCGATCTCCACGCGCTTCGTCCTCGCCGGGATCGACAAGGCCACCGACCGCAAACGCAATCAGGTCTGGCATAAGCCGGGCGGCACCTCCATCGAAGCCTAAGGAGGCACCGTCATGCTCGTTATCCGTACCGGCAAGCCCGGCCATGGCAAGACCCTGAACACCATCCGCGAAGTGGACCAGAAGGCCCACGCCGAAGGCCGTGTCGTCTACTACCACAACATCAACGGCCTCAAGCCCGATCAGCTGCAAGCGCAGTGGTTCGAGTTCGAAGATCCCGAAAAGTGGTTCGAGCTGCCGAACGACTCGATCATCGTCGTGGACGAAGCGCAGGGCTGGTTTGGCTCACGCGATCCACGGGCGCGGCCACCGGAGCACATCACCCGCTTCGAGACCATGCGCCACCAGGGCCACGAAGTGCACCTCGTCACGCAGGACCCGCGTTATCTCGATGTGCACCTGCGCCGGCTGTGCAACACGCACATTCACTACTGGCGCGTCTTCAAGTCCGCCCAGCTGCTGCGCTTCGAGTCGGAAGTGGTGGTGGAAAAGGTCGAGCTGAAGACCAGCTTCAAGGATGCCGACAAGAAGTCGCTGCGCCTGGATAAGCGCTACTTCGGCGCCTATACCAGCACCAATGCCAAGCACCACTTCCAGGCCAAGGTGCCGACCAAGTTCATCCTGGCCATCTGCGTGCTGATCGGGGCGGGCATCCTCGTTTATCGCGCCTATGAGCGCTACAACGCGGAGAAAACAGCGCTCGAAGCGACCAGCAGTGCGCCGGCCGGGAGCATGGTCGATCAGGTGCGCGATACGGTCGGCGCCTTCATCAAGCCGGTGGGCGATACGAAGACCGATGCGCCTGAGAGCGTCGCCAGCTACATCGGGCGGCGCGTGCCTCGGGTTCCACAGGTCCCATCATCCGCGCCGATCTACGACGAGCTGACGCGGCCCGTGTCGTTTCCCCGGCTCTACTGCATGTCCAGCACCGACCCCGCGACCTATGCCCGCGAATTCGGGCGAATGGCGCATGCCGTAGTGAACGGCACACCCACCGTCTGCCAGTGCTACACGCAGCAGAGCACGCGAGTCGAAACCGACTTCGCCTTCTGCATGCGCGTGGTCGAAAACGGTTTCTTCGATCCAACCCTGCCTGATCGCTCCTCTGGCGAGCGAACCCAGCAAGTCCAGAACAGCCCGTCTCCTTCGATGCAGGCGGCACGCCCTGTCGCAACGCAGCCTCCCGGTGGCACGAACATGACTGTCGTGCCGTACCAGAAGGGGCAATTTCTGTGGTGATGACCGTCAGCGCGCGTGCGCTCCGCGCTCTTTGCACGCACGGCGAGGCACGAGCCGGCGTGCAAACGCGCGCGCTGACGTCCCTGTAGCACGTCAGATAAAGCCAGTTGAAACCGTCCGTTATTGGACATTGTTGGAGATTCAAGAATGAGCGTTAAAGACCAAGCGAGACTGGACCACATCACCGGCAACCCGACCAAACGTGGACGGCTGTTCGTTGATCCGGGTACTGCTGCGATCACCGATCTGTCGAAGGTCAGGTTGCTGCGTTGCGGCGTCGATACGGTTCGCCAGTTGTATCGCGGGCTGATCCGTCCGGAAATCATGGCGCTGTTTGAGAAACCGGGCGCAATGGTGGAGTTTGCTGGCGAAGTCTGGCACTCGGGACGGGTTGGCCGGGACTCCGGTTACCAATACAAGCTCCAGAACGCCGACCTCGGCTTCATCCTGCTCATCAAGAACTTCAACGCCAAGCTCGAAAACATCGGCCCACACCTGAAAATCGAGGTGTCGCCGCACGCCATCGACGCGCTGTCGCCGGAACGTCTGCAAGAGCGGATGGATTACTACGCGGCAGCAGTAATGACCAATCGCGAGCGCAACCAGTGTGCTGTCCATCTTGCACTGGACCTCCAGGGCTGGACGCCTCCAGCTGATCTAGTTGCTCGCCTTCACTGCCGCGCACGCGCAACCCGCGATATCTCGGGCATTAAGGAAATCCAGTGGACCATGGAGTCGGCCACCTATGGCAAGGGCCAATCCTTCCTGTTTGGCTCGGCCAGCGGTGTGCAGCTCGGCATCTACAACAAAACGCTTCAGGCGCGAGCCAATGACAAACTCGACTACTGGGAAAGCGTGTGGCGTCGTCGGGACTCCTTCGATCCGACCGATCCCGAAAACTACGATCCGACTCAAGACGTCTGGCGTGTCGAGCTGCGCTATCACCACTCTGTGATTCAGCAGTTCGCTAGCGGTTCGATCAGCGCGAAGACCGGCGAAGCCATCGATACGGATTCGTTTGCGGCCTTCTCGGCCCATCTGGACGGCCTGTGGCGCTACGGCCTGAGCCAATTCAAGCTGATCGCCCGCCCCGGCTACTACGAGCCGATCTGGACGATGATGCGCGATGACGCAAGGGTCGATCTGCCGGTCGATTCCCTGATCGATGAGACGGAATACAAGCGGTACTACAAGACCTCTCGAGGCTTCTCCGGCAAGAACGTGGAGCTGTTCCTGGGAAACTTCGTAAGCCTGCTGGCACGGGAGCGAGTGGGCGCTAAGACCGCATTTGATCGACTGAAGCAATGGGAATGCTGGCCAGTGATCCGCGACCACTACGCCGCCAAGGAAATGAGCGAGCGCGACCTGTACAAGCACATCAAGAACCTGTTGCAGGAGCGACACGTGCGATGGGGGCGTGCCGTCTGATGGCGATACAGGCACTTCCTGACGGTCGCTGGCGGGTCGATGTTGAGCCGATCAAGGGCAAGCGATTCCGCAAGACCTTCAAGACCAAGGGCGAGGCTCAGCGGTTCGAGGCTACCTGTCGATCCAAGCTGATCGAAAGCCCGCAATGGTCACCGAAACCAAAGGATCGTCGTTGCCTGTCCCAACTGGTGGAGCGCTGGGGGCGTCTGCACGGTCATTCGCTATCCGACTATGAGGGCCGGCGCGTCATCATGGATCGCATGGTCGAACGGCTCAGAGACCCGGTGGCGATCGTCTTCACCGCTACGGACTTCGCGGAATACCGCGCCAAGCGCCTCTCGTCCGGCATCAGCCCGAAAACGATGAACAACGAGCTGTCCTATCTGCGGGCCATGTTCAACGAACTGCGGCGACTCGGTGAAATCGACTTCCCGAATCCACTGACACCGCTGCGCGCGATCCGGCTGCAAGAGCGGGAATTGTCGTTTCTCGATAAGCATCAGATCGACCGGCTGTTCCAGACACTCCGCAGCATGGTTCACCCACACGTGGAGCTGATCGCCACGATCTGTTTGCTGACGGGTTGCCGTTGGGGTGAAGCGCAAGGGCTCACGATCAGTCGGGTGGGCGATGGCATCCTCCAGTTCGTAAACACGAAGTCGAAGCGTCGTCGCGCAGTGCCCATTAATCCGAAGCTAGCGGACCGTATACGCCAGCACCTTCGGGAGCATGGTGCTTTCAGCAACTGTCGTGATCGGTTCGATGAAGCTGTTGTACGTGCGGGGCTGGGGCTGCCTGCCGGACAAAAGTCGCATGTGTTGCGGCACACCTTCGCCTCACACTTCATCGCGAACGGTGGCAATATCCTGACCTTGCAGAAGATTCTCGGTCACTCGTCCCTGGCGATGACAATGCGGTATGCGCACCTTGCGCCCGATCATCTGCAAGACGTGTTAGCGTTTGGTCCTGCTAGGGATTTTCGACACTTCTTCGACACTCCCGCCTCTGAGCAACAGTCGGGGCAGGAAAATCCTTTGTAA